TTTGAGCTATTTTTCCGCCTTCCATGACAGTTTGTAAATGACCTTTGATTTTATCTAGCATATTATATGCCATCCAAAGGGATTTACGTTTGTCATCGTCAGCAAAATTCGTATTAAAAATTTGATCTTTATAAGTTTCTAATAAATCTTCAAATGCTTGTTTTAGGAGGGGATCGTCTAACAGAGCCTGGGCTCTCTTTCCCCTTCGCAGTTGCGTCTCTAGCTTGTCCATCATTAAAGAATTGTTGTTGTCCTTTCACTATTTCTTTCATCAAATCACCTGATTTGTTGAGATCAGCTTGTTCTAACATACTTCTACGCTTAAGTTCAAGCTCATCTATTTTAGTTCCGTATTTAAGTTCCAATTCTTTTATTTGAATTTCAAAGTCTAGTAACTGTTGTCTCATTCTACCTTCAACTTCTTTAAGTCTAGTATTGGCTTGTAATGTAGCACGTTGGTTTTCACCTTGTACTTGAGCCATTGTAACTTTCTCAAATTCAGTTGGTGGTTTAGGAGGTAATTGTGGCATTTGAGCTGCACCGACTTCTGGATCCATAAAGTATGGTTCTATTCCATTAAGTCCTGCATTCTCTACTAATTTCTTTAAACTGTTATATATATTTCTAAGATTAACCATTGGACCATGAACGTTTTGTTGTAGGTTAATAGCTTGCATTTGTCGTTCTAATATAGCGTTCATAAGAATAAGTTGTTGTTCTTTAGAACCTGTACCTAGTCCAACTTGGACAGTAATATTAACTCTGTCTTTCCATTCGTAAGGTCTCATAGGTATATACTTACCTCTAATTCTTACAATTTTTTCTTTGTTTTGATATTTGCAAGTAAGTTCAAACATTTTTAAGGCTAGATCTTTAACACCTGTTTCAGCAAAGATTCTGGCGATTAACTCCATTCTCATTTGTGATTGTGTCAGAATTTGGTTTTGACCAGTTGCTGTTTTGTTTAATGTGTTAGCATCTAGCCCTTGTGATTGTCTAGTAATTCCTGTTCTAGTTTCTTTTACAGAATCTAAATAGGCTAGCATACCACTTGCTTGTTCGGTAATTGGTTGTGCTGGAATAGGCATCATCACATTTTGTGGTGGTTGTTTTGTTCTAACTATTCCGCCAGGTCTATTAGTTAATAAATCATCCATAGCAACTTGTCCATCTTGAACAGCTACTCTGTTGTTATTTGTTAGATACATATTATCTAACATTTGTCTCATTACTGTAGACTTAATTAATTGTATATCTTCTACTAATTCAGATATAGATCTTCCATGAAATCTGTGTGGCATAATAACTGGAGTCATTGATACAAAAGGAAAACTATCAACTTCTGTCATATCAAGTATTTGACCAGCTGCTGTACCTGCTGCAGTTATTTTAACTAACTCAGCTTTACCATCTTCATTAACATCCATTTTGATGTAGCATTCATAAATTAAAATATCATTTGTACTTTTATCACCATCATGAGATCCATGTGAAAAATCTACATTTTGGTGTCGTACAAATTTATCTTCTGTAAAAAAATCAGTATCGCCTGAAGGCAATCCATCTACTACGTCTGCATCATAACCCATTTCAATAAGTTCTGATCTAGTTTTATTTGTTCTATGACAAACAAAGTTAGCTGAATTTATATCTTTAGTTCTGCGAGCAATTAGAAATTCTTCTGGAGGAACTGGCTCAATTCTGACCTGTCCATACAATTTTGTTCTATGAATAACTACATCATGAAGAGTTACTTTGTCTAACTCTTTTCCTTGTTCATCTGTAATTGGTTCTTCGTATTCTGAATGATTTGAAACTTTAACTTCTGGATTTGCAACTAAATCATTAAATTCATCATCCGTTAATCTTGTGTACTCTTCTCGTTCAGTTTTAGCTGCATCATCCCAGTAAACTTTTAATATTCCATTCTTTTGAATTAAAGCATCTTTAAATGCTGAGTATAATGCTAGGAATCCATCATTCTCTTTATAAAAAATATGATTAAGGTAATCAGAACATTGACGTGCCATTTCATCGTCTTCTGGTCCAACACCTTCACAATTAAATACATTATCACCTGCAGTAAAAATTCTCATCAATGATGGCATGAGGCTTTCTACTGTATCTAATACATCATTGGATATTACTTGAGAACGACCTTCTTGTTCGTTTCCTAGTGGCATACCTAAATAGTACTCGAGAGATTTCTTTCTCCGAGCAACTAATTCGCCACCAATAAATCCTGATGCGTTATGTATTTCTCTACTTAAAACTGCTAATATATCTTTATCTGATTTCATACTATGTATTTTGTATCTACGTTAATTGGTTTATTCCATTCTGTTGTATCAATTGGATCATGCACAGCTCCGTATCTTAATGCGTCTGCTGCGTGTGAACACCAATCATGTAAGGGTTTATTTTTAAAAACCTGATTTTTGTCATCCCATTGTTTACGATATTGTCTAATCGCATCTAACCCAACTTTACATTTTTCTCTATCGAACCAACAATTGGGTAACATATTTCTTACTGATTCAATTCCATGATCTACTTCTAGTTTAGGTGCAACTTCAAAGTCAATACCTAATTCATTTGCGACTTCTAATCTAGACTTACCTGTTCCTAATTCTCTTGCTTGAATATCGTGTGGAGCTATATGTCTTTCGTAAGCGTAACCTCTATCTTCAAGAACATCAGCATAATGTGCTAATGATTCACCTGAAGTTTCATAATAATCTACTAAGTGAATTTCTTGTCCAACTCTTTGTGCAAACCATATTGCAGTTGAATCTCCTATCCCCAAATCCCACCAGGTTTCCACACCTACGTTATCATCCACAGGCACGGAGCCAATTCTTCCATCATTGTCGGCTTTCGTTATTAATCTTCCGTAATAACTTCCTGAGACCGCTGCAGTAAAAGAACATTCGAACTCTTGCTCGTATTGTTCTTCGGTCATTATGGAACGTGCCTGAGCCAGCTCCTCGTCTGGAATCACCTTGGTTTCTGAAGCTCTATAGATTTTACCCATCCAGTCTTCATGACCTCGTTGGGCGTAATCGTATACTTCCCAGAATTGATTATGTCCCATTGGTGTTCCGATAAACATAACCCATCCTATTTTATCAGAAACCGCAGGTCGAACTATTTCTGTCCATACCCTTGGTGACATAATTGCATATTCATCCATAACAACTCCGTCAAATCCCATTCCACGGATGCTGTCTGGATTATCTGCACCAAATATCTGTATACGTGATCCATTAAAAAGATCTATTCTCAGCTCAGTTTCGTTCCTGCTGCCACCAAAATACATTAGTGGTTTCGTATAAAATTTTAAATACTCCCAAGCTATAGATTTACCTTGTCTATAAGTAGGAGCTATAAATGCACACAGGGATCTTGGTTTTCCTGCTGCTGTTTTAATTAATTCGTTAATTGATAATACTGATTTACCAAATCTTCTATGACATACTAATACACTAAATCTTTTTTTAGCATCGTGTACTGCTAGTTGGTATTGTCGTGGCTTATAAGGTATTTCTATACGTTTGACTTTTTTATTAGTCTTTTTGCCATTGGACTTTGATTTCGATTGGCTCATCTGATCCTATTCTTGAAGTTGTTGACGCTAACCTTGGGTGAACAAATGGTGCTGCCTTTTCGGCTGCGTACATTTTTCTTTCAGGTGAGCTTATAGGATTGTTTAGCACAGCTAACATATAATCTAAAGGAGAATGTTGGTATTTAGCCGCCATCTCTTCCATAGATTTCCAATTTTTTTTAGTTTTTGAACCCATAGGTCTTCCAGCACCTTCTCTTTTACCACCATAATTAGATGTTTTAGGTTCTTCTTTAGAAGATTTATCTATTTCGTTCTCATATGTTTTGTTTTCAGCGTCTTCCATTAAATTACTTTTCTAGCTCTCTTATTAAACTGTCTATTAGCAGGAAATTTTAGTCCTTTTGATCTATTAGCTATACCTTTAATAGCTGATGGTGTTAATGCTATAGCAGTTGCGGTAATAGGATTTTTAAAAGCAAATTTAGCTGTTTTAAACAAAGCTTTAGGTAGTGTTTTACCTAAAAATCTTTGTTGTCCGCTTGCTTTAGCAGCAATACCACCAGCTTTCATTCTAACTTTTCTAGCCGCAGCTTTTCTACGAGCAAAAATGTTACCTTTAGCTGGCTTTGGTTTCTTATATACGATTAGTTCTTTAGCCATATCTTACTTTTTACCTTTATTATTTTCTTTTATTTCTTTTCTTTGCATATGCTTTAGCTTTTTTCTTACCAGCTTTAGTGTATGCGAATTTTTTCTTTCCTACTTGTGGCATTATGATCCTTTCTATCTTAATAGACCTTGTTGAGCAGCCTGTTGTGCATTTGGCATGGGCATTTGACCACCTGGTCTTTTACCCATCATTGCCATTGCTTGTTGTGCTTGAGGATTTGCTTGCTGCTGTTGTAACAAACCCTGTTGTCTAGCCATTTCAGGCATCATTTTAGCCTTCATAATTAACCCTAGCTGTTGAGCTTCTTCTGGGTTTAATCTAATTATTTTATCTGCTAATTTTTCTAGTGATGTTGCCATATTAACACGCCCATTTTCTTAATGATTTATTAATTCTACTATTTGGATCTCTTGCTGTTTTAGCTGAAGTTAATTTACGTTTCATTCCCTTCATTCTAGCACAGAAACTTTTTCTTCGTGCACTTGTTTTCGATTTTGTTGGAGCTTTTAATGTACCGCCTTTATAACTAGCTCGACCTTTAGCGTTTAAACCCCCTGATGGAGACTTGCCTTCTTTTCTTTGCCATGCTGGTGATTTAGCCATTACTTAAATCCTTTTCTAAGTTTTTTATAATTTTTTTTAGAAATTGTAGTATTCTTTTTAGATCTACTAATTCCTTTTTTTTTACGTTGATTGATATTATAGTATAAACCTTTTTTAGCCATTATAATACTGATTTGTAATCCTTTAATTTAGCTTTAGCTCTAAACTTAGGATTCTTCAAGTTTTTTGTAAACGTATCTCGCTTCTTCAAGCTACGTTTTAACGTTTTTGCTGAAAGACTGCTTATAACATTATATGGTAATCCTAACGGAAATTTCATTTGCCTTGTCCTCTATATTTTCGTTTGCGTTTTGACACCCTTTTGCTTACGCTTTTGGCGTGTCGTCCTGGTCGTTTTTTTCTAGTTCTTTTATGGTAGTTCGAAACCCCATACTTGGGTAACGCCATTAGTCGTTATCAAGCATATCCCAAGCCACAGCTCCTGATACGGCTGCTGAAGATTTAGGATTTTTCTTTACGAATTTTTTAATATTTTTTGTGCCTTTATGAGTTTTCTGAGCTGCCCCTGATATAAATTGGCTAGTCTTTGGAAAACCCTTGTTAGCAGCTAATGTAGCAGATTTTTTGGCTGCAGATCCTATCTTCGCCTTACCCTTGTAAAGCGTTCTTAGAAACCTTAAACCCATTGATCCTGCTTTTAGTCCTACTGGTATCATGATCGTCTCCTTGTTTGTTGTTAATTGTTGTTCGGATGCTGTGATTAACCCCCCTATATGAGATTACGATGACGTATCGTAACTCGTGAGGGTGAATTACAAACCCGTCAATTCACTTGTTGTCAGCTCGCTGTTGCTCGCTGTCTTAATTGTCGCTTTTGTCAAAGCTTCGCTTTGTCTTTGTTGTTGTTATGATTACATCGCTTGTCGCTAGTGACAACGATGCAATCATGTTGTTTATATGATTTGGTAGTTAGTTCCCTCTGGGCGAAATCCATTGATTAACTGATTACCGAATCACTCTTAACCTATTGATACTATTAACTAACTTGATAGTTGTAGTATTGATAGCAACACTAAAAGAGCCTATCTCACCCACTAAAGAGCTAGTCTCAGAAAGGATATAATATGTTATCAACAATAGTATTAAGTCTATTAGCTATATGGTTATCTATAGCAGTAGCTTGTCAGTTAGCTGGTATAGTACTAGGTATGAAGTTCTTCAAGGCTGTTAATGCCGAAATTAAAGGAGAATAGAATGCCTCATATAATACAATCTAAAGATGTATGGAATAAGGTTGTTCTTATGACACCATGTCCTAGTCAGCCTATTCCAAGACCATTAACAGGAAGACACCCATTAGACCGAAAGTTTAAGAG